TCTGCCGAGGATGCTCCACAGTATCCGGTTGCCGAGGATGCTCCACAGGTGCCGGTTGCCGAGGATGCTCCCTTGTATCCGGTTGCCGAGGATGCTCCCTTGTATCCGGTTGCCGAGGATGCTCCATAGTCTCCGGTTGCCGAGGATGCTCCACAGGTGCCGGTTGCCGAGGATGCTCCCTTGTATCCGGTTGCCGAGGATGCTCCATAGTCTCCGGTTGCCGAGGATGCTCCCTTGTATCCGGTTGCCGAGGATGCTCCATAGGTGCCGGTTGCCGAGGATGCTCCCTTGTCTCCGGTTGCCGAGGATGCTCCCTTGTATCCGGTTGCCGAGGATGCTCCACAGTATCCGGTTGCCGAGGATGCTCCATGCTTTTCATCGCTTTCAGCGTCCTTTTTTACACGTTTTACTGTATATTCGATTGCAGCTTTAACAAGACCCGCAATGCTAATTTCTGCTCCGATCTTAATTTTTGTAGATGCTACCTTAGTATCATCATTATGTTTCTGGATTTCTCCGCTCTGCTCTACCTCGTGGTATACGCTTTCATTTGGATAATAATAATTCAAGCAATCAAGCGGATACTCGCAAACGTGAAATCCATGATCGCAAACTTCTACGATTTCTTCCTCATACTCTTTTCCTTCTTCGTACTGAAAGCCACGACAAGTCATATTTTTGTTAAATCCTTTGTAAGATTTGATAACTTCTCCCATTTAAACACCCTCCACTTTCAACTGCTTGTCCGCTGATACACTCAAAAGGATTAACTGTGCATCCATATCCGGCACATTGAACTCATTCAGTGATTCTGCGTTATCTACGAAAATCGGTACGCTCACACCGTATAACTCGCTAAGAGAACGGATAATATCAAGTCCGGCTACAATTCTGTGACCGCTATTCAAAGTCGAATACGGCACTCCATTTACGGTGCACTCACAGCAATCTTTCATACCACCATTCAACTGCATTTCAAAGAGTTTGAAATTTACGGTCTTGAAATGGCTGTTGATAGATTCAGAAACCTTATTCAGCTTGAAGCGGATGAACTCTTCCAAGAGGTAAAGCATCTGCTCCTGGTCGGCAACTTTCTGCCCGATTTCTTTCTGCTCGTCGCGAAGCGTTTCGATACGATCATCAATCATAATGTTGTTAGCCGCCTGCGCAATAACCTTGTTCACTTCATCAAGCTGTGCCTGCAGATTGGTTTTCTCGGCTTTCAAATCAGTAACAACCTTGTATGCGCCCTCGGATTCAAGCTTTGCAATATCAGCAAGAATCTTGTCATGCTCTGCTTTCAGCTTCACATATTCTTCATTCTGCGAATAATCAGCTTCTTCTGGTATCTCAGATAACAGTTTGCAAAGTTCCTCTTTATTCGTAAAAGTCCCCTGCTCCTGTTTCTTTAAGGAATCTATTTCCATTTGCAGATCAGCATTTTTCTTTGTCAGTTCCTCGATAAGATTTTTCTTCGCAAACCCATATGCCTTGATTTCTTCCAAGTTGGATTCTTTCTGGGTAATAAAGTCACTTTTTGAATCATTTAGTTTCCGCTTTGCATCTGCCTTGGCTTTTGTCTTTCTTTCTTCAAAATCAGCCTTTAACTGCTCAATCTTATCAGCCGGTAACTTCTGACCACATAAGGAACAAATCGTTGTAGATTCGTCAAATACCCACTTGGATTCATCAAACAGATATGGTGTTTCATCAAACGCCTTGGCTTTCTCGGCATTGTACTGCTCGCCCAGTTTCTTCCGCTCTGCATCCGCATCAGTGATAGTTTTTTCGTTATCAGAAATCTGTTTCTCTTTCAAAGAAATCGTAACCGCAAAATGTTCTAACTCATTTTTACAATCACGCAATTCAGCATCCATGATGCTTCTTTTGTTTGATAACTCGCGATTCATCGTCTGTTCCATGCCAGACATGTCAAACTGTAACTGCATTTCCTTACTTCTTAAATCGCCCAATGCGCTACCGGCATTCTCAATCTTCTTATCACATTCAGCGATTCTTCTTGTCAGATCAGTCTTTGCAAGCTCCTGTTCTGCCACATCCACATCAATCTTGGATTTTTCTGCTTCATCAATACGTACCGGAATTTCAGCCTGTTTCTTCTTCCACTCGCTCAAAGCCTTGGAAAACTTGGCACGAATATCATCCGTTGACGGTGCTTTCTCAAGTTCTTCAATCAAACTTTCAGCATAAGCATTTTCATCGAACATTTCTTTTGCCAACTCCACATCTGAAACCTCTGTCGTAAGTTTCATCAGAATATCTCGCTGATCTTTCCATTTCAGAGAAGAAAAATACTGTGGATTGGTCAGCATCTTAAACATATCGTCGCTCTGTGCCAGATTTGAAACATAGGCTTTGAAATCAGCTTCACTCTTCGGATATCCGTCAATCTCAAATGAATTGACATTGCCTTGTAAAGTAACGGTGTCGGTTCCACGCTTCTTTACCCAATTCTGCTTCTGGACCTTGGAAAGTTCCACTTCCTTGCCATCAACTTCAATAACTCCCACAACCTTGATTTCCACGTTATCAATGCGGTGTCCGTCCTTATCCAATGGTCTCACATTGAATTTTTCCTCTCCGGCACTGTTCTTATTAAACAGAAGCCATGTAAACGCATCAAAGATAGTTGTCTTTCCTGCGGCGTTCTGTCCTTTAATACTTGTCTTATTAGAGAAATTCACATCAAGGCTCTTAATTCCCTTGAAATTCTCCATATGTAACGATCTAATTTTCAGTTTCATTTTCTTTCTCCTTCCACTCTTTATATTTTTTAAGTGCCTCTTCAAAGCATGCTTCATCGTCAACATATCCAAGAGCTGACTCTATAATTTTTGAATTAATAGTTGTTCCTTTTTTCCCCATCAGCTCAATGTCTCTTTGGTGTTCATTTGCAATAATGGCACATGCTGTATGAACTTTCGTCCTGCATGCAACCAGATCTGCATATTCTTCAACGGAAATTGTAACGGTATTTTCTGCCATCTTAATTTTCCTCCTCTAATACATTGATTTTGCTTACAGACACCTCGTATGCTGTTCTCTGTTCTTCTGTTCCATCTTCATATTTCTTAATATATCCGCGGCTCTGAATGCGTCCATTGATCTCGATATAGGTTCCTACTTCCAGTTGACCAACAAATCTTGCATTTCTGCCCCAAACAACACATGGAATATAATCTGTTTTTCCATAGGAGCGGTTGACTGCGATTAATAAATCTGCAATTTCTCTTCCAAGCGGAGTTTTCCTGTAAATCGGTTCTTTGCATACATATCCGTCAAGCTGGATTTTGTTCAAATCTGTATGCTCTCCCGTATTCGCTTTTTCAATTTCACAGACGAATACATATAATAACAGACGATTTCTCTTTTCCTCATGTTTGTTATAAGAACTATACACACCGGAAACATTAACGGCAGTGCCCGTGTATTTATCATTCAGATTGATTAATCTCTCTGAAATAATTAATGGGATAATATCAGCCGTCCCACTTAATCTATCCACTTTGAGGTGCATATTATAAAATCCCTCTCCAAACACCTCATGGTTAAATTCCGGCTCTGTGATAATCGTTCCTGTAAATTCCACTTTATTGTTTTCTGCTCTCATATTTGAATTTCTCCTTTTCTTATGCTAAAATAGGCGCAAATAGCTTATGCTATTGCTTTGATTGGGAATCATTCAGCTTTGGTCGGTTCGGATGATTCCTTTTCTTTTTCATAACTTCTTTATAATAAGGAAGTTTCTCTTTATCTTCGTTGCTGTCGCATATATAAATAATTCCATCGTCTGTTTCTTCATCTTTAAAAACATGATCCTCGACTATTTCTTCTGCTTCCTGCCAGTCTCCATCCACTTTGCATCCTATGTAGATCAGTAATAATCCACCTAACACAGGAATAGCTACCATCGGATTTACTGTTGCATCTGCGCTGATTCCAAGAAAAAAGAGTAACGCACCGGCTAATTCAATTACCTTTGCTATTTTTTTCATAGGCATCCTCTCATGTAATAGAAAAAAGTTTTTTCATCTTCTTTTTAGGACTTTTTATTTCAAACTTTTCTCCTGTTTCATCGTCGATCATGTAATTGCCGTCGGAATGCATCGTATGTGGCTTTACTCCCTGTTCTTCCATGAACTCAAGCAAGATATCTTTGCCACCTTGTAAAATATTCATCTGACTTACAACTTCCATCCAATAAACCATAAAATGTGTAATATCCAAGTTCTGATATTCCATAAGAAATTCCGGTGCTTTATCTCCTATCAGTTTGTCCATACCGAACTTCTCAATGTAATTCCTTGTATAGAAGTAATCTTTCCACTGGTATTTTTCTCCATCGAATGTCTTTTCGATAGGAAACATATTCATAAATTCTCTTGGTGTCAAAGTCCCCACCATAGCACATATCACTTCAATAATATAAAATTCTTTTGTCACAAAGTCCGAATCTCCACGCTTTAACGACTTGCAATCAGATTTCCCTTTTAGTTTTATCAGCAAGTACAGATTCTTCTTGAAATCATCCGGATAAGCACTTTTAGACTCCTGTATTGTCATATTTTCCCAAAGACCTGCCATTTTACATTTTCTGTCAAATGCTCGTGCATAATTAATCCACTTAGGTTTAAAGTCGATCAGCTTTTTGCCGTCCATGACGTAAAAATTAAGCATCTTCATCATCCTTTCTCTCAATTAACGGTAAAACCCCATTCTTTTTAAGCTCTTCATACAGGAACAATCTTCCTTTTTGCGTCCATTCCGTCTGCATAACCACATCAGACCGCCCATTCGACCTTGTAATATCAATAGTCTTACTGTGAACATATCCAAGCCCTTGATATTGCCTGTATAAAATCCACTGTTTTCCTACTTTGCGCTGAACTCCTAACTCTTTCAGCATCTTATTAAACGCTTTAGCAGATATTCCATAATCCTGTGCGATCTGTGTTACCAGTACTGTTGATTTACTGTTCAAAATCAAATCCACATAGTTGACTTTTGGTTGCATTTCTAAAATGATGTTATTCATTTCAACAACTTCGGTTTCAAGTTCCTGTATCTGCTTGTCTTTCTGCTCAAGCATCTTGTGCGCTTCAATAACTGCAAGTGCCATAAGTTCTTCGCCGGTTGGAAAAACTGTTTGTGTCTGGTTGTAATAATTTTCTTCCAGTGCATCAAACTGTTCCCATGCCTTATCAGTCCCAAGCATTTTGCAATGACGGCTTGCACCTCGACGTGTCCAAAGATAAAGCTGATTCGCATTTTTCCCAACAAGGTCGAAATTTTCTACCATGTTCTTAAAAGCCTTTAAGTCAGATCCTTTTAGCAAATAATAATGCTCTCCCTCTTTAAACCGTTCTGCATTATTGCTATAGTTCTGTTTGATTTTCACATCTGTTGCTCCGTACACATCAGCCAACTGTGCGGTGGTGATAACTCTTTGTCCTTTCCACTCAATGACCGGCAATTCTTTTGTTCCAATATGTACTAATTCGTTCATTCTTCTCCTTTCCGGATTTTTGCAATAAAAAAAATCCAACTACCGCTTTGATAGTTGGAAAATACTGGTTGTCTCTATTTTGCTTTGTTGATACAATTAATGTACGGCGGCGGCCATCATGAAAGGAACTGTTATCATGAAAATCGTTAGTATACTTATCTCATTATTGGCATGGCGTGTTGCCGGTTACGACTTCTTCATAATTCTAACCATAACATCCATGACAATCGACCTATACAAAGGATTTAAAAAAGTACAAAAGAGATTAAATAAAATACTAAAGATGATGCGGAAAATAAAGCAATAATGTAACTCATTTCCTGCCGCCGTCGCATATTAATTGTATCAACTGATTTCCTGTGTTACAAACACATTTAATCTGCAAATTTAGACATATTTCTCAACTATCTCAATATTCAGTTCTTCTTATTCTTTCGTTTTTGAGTTCCCAGTTTCTTCACTGGTTGCCTTGCTTGCTGAACCCTCGACCATTCCCAGAACATATCCTTTCTGAAAATCGTTCATTTTGGGAATCGCGTCTTTCAACTTTTCTACAACTTTCTTTTCCTGTTCGCTCATGTATTCACTTCCTTTCTCCCTGTGATATAATTTCCTTATTAAATAAGGAAAGGCGGTGATAATATGGATAATGGTTATTCTGAAACATTTGCTACATATGAGTTTGCAGATAAAGGAACATATGTATGTATGCAATGCGGTGGCGAAAATAAAATTGGAATCGTCACTGTAAAGCAAGGCGAAATGCTACCAGAATGCAAAGAGTGCGGATATACTACATGGATTAAAATAATGTAGGATTTTTAAACACTCTCTTTTCCTCTGCGAGCGTTTGGCTTGTAACCGCCAAGTTATCATCAACCATATGCTCAATGAGGAACGTTCTTTTTACCACTCTCGTTCCATCTTCACATACTTGTGAAACATGCAAATACATTTTCCCATCTTTAATAAATGGAATAATAAGTATGCTCTGCAAAAACTTCCACTTCACAAAATGCTTATTAAAAAATGCAACTGCATGAGCCTTGATTTTACTCACTGTATCATCCCTTTCTGTGATATAATATTTTCAAAAACGGAGGAATTAACATGCTTCTAAAAATCGAAAGAATAATATTAAAGAAAATATCTAAAACGAATTTTTCAATCAAACTTTCCGATATAGGTAAATTTGATGGAGAAGATGCATACCAAGCGTTTTTGGATTTACAGGATAGAGGATATGTAACGAAAGTAAACACATCTATGGATAGATCGAGTTTTAGCTTCATAGTTACATCCAAAGGCAGATTCTACAAAGAATATCTTTTCTTGGAATTTTTGAGAAATATCCTCATTCCTTTTATTGTGGCTTTGATTACAGCAACTGCTACATATCATTTAGAAAAAGTAGCAGATAGCTATTCCGACAGCGGCACCAGCCAATGCGCTTACGAGTTGGATTCCACCGACAATGAATGGCTCAAACTTATCGAGTAAGTCACGCTTTTGCCGAAATGTCATTTTTTTCACCGTCTCACCTCTTTTCCATTTCTTTTGCAATATTATAATAACGCAATAGAAATATAAAGTCAATAACAAATTATTGCTTTTGTGATATTTTTGTGATAATATTATTGCAGAAAGGTGGTGAAGACTTGAGTGCAGTAAACGAACGCTTAAAATCTTTAAGAATATCATTAGGAATGAACCAAAAAGATTTTGGAGAAAGAATTGAAGTTGCGCAAACTTATTTATCTCAAATAGAAAAAGGGGATAGACCTGTTACCGACAAAATTTCAAAAATTGTTTGCTTACAAAATTGGAATGGTAAAAGCGTAAATGAAGAATGGTTCCTAACTGGAAACGGTGAAATGTTTGTTCCGGAAACTAAAGATGAACAAATTACAAGATTGCTTTCAGATGTGCTAAAGAAAGAAAATAGTGATTTTAAAAGAAGACTTGTAACTGCATTATCAAAACTTGATGATACCGGTTGGAAATACCTAGAAGATTTTATTGATTCTATTTCAGAAAACAAATAAGAAAAAGCCAAGGGCAATGCGCAAACCCTTGGCTTTCTTTCTATTCTAATAAATTTTTAACAAATACATATATAATTCTTAACCATTTTTCATTGTCGCAATTCGCGACCATTTCAGTTATTTTTTGTTTGTAAAACGCTTTGGCTTCATTGCACTCTTTTTCCCCCATATTGATTTCCTCCAATCATTCCGCACTTCCGATAGCGATACACAAATTATAGAACTTATGTTCGATAACGTCAACCCCATTTGACAAATTGCTACAAATTACAAACTCGTTTGTAGTTGAGGGACAAGAAAACGCCTTATCCCGCCCCTCAGCCAGAACTTGAAGTGCCCTTATCGGACAATTTTATTTTACAAATTTTCCCGCAAACATTCAATTTCTTTCGGTCGCAAGTTTCGACAGGTAAATTTCTTATTGTCGCAGAATGTCGATTGATTAGTTTAAATTTTGTTAAAAAATTAATTACTGGTTGAAAATTATGCATCTGCCAGTTATCTGTGATGAATTTTAAGTGCATAATTTTCCTTTCTGCCCGTAGGCTTTATGCAAAAGAGCCGGCTACACAACACATGGTCATGTAATCGGCTCTTAGACTTTTGATTTTATTATATTTCTGCAGTTATTTTCTTTTGTGCCAAGTTGTCCTCATTTTTTTTGTAAAACAGCGGTTTAACGAAAAAAGTCCAAATTCAAAATAGTTCTAATCAAATGATATTGTTTCATGGTGCTGTTAACCAAACAATGCTTCAAATATTTGTAGATTCAAGTAACAACCTCATAGCATCTTATAGAAGTGCAAACATGGGTGACGATAAATGGCATAATATCAAAATTGGCACATTTTCATAGTTATTTTAAACGGGTTATTGAAATATAAGATTCACTTACGTTTAAGGTAGCACCACTATTCTGATTTGCATACAGTCCAATTTTGTCTCCACTATGTAAGCTAAGTGCATTTATGGTCTGACATTGTATACACGTTTGTACTGGCGATGGTAGAGCAATCGTATTTGCGTTTCCACGAGTTGCGAGCATATTTGTTTTTTTGTCAGTTACTTTTATTGATACATCACGATAACCAACACTGGCGGCAGCAAATGTACATTGAGAACGGACAAGATATAGTCCATCATCCTTAACCTCTAATTGATTGACTAATGTCTGCGTGTTATTTGGAATGCCTACCTGGGTTCCGTGAATACTTGATGTCTGAGCCTGCATTACATTATTTATATGGTTCGTTAAACCGCTGTTTAACGCCATAAGCTGTTGCGCTATAGTTTTTAGCGAACCACTTATTCCTTCCAAATAATTGACTGTTTGCCAACCACTACTTTCCTCTACTATGAGCTGATCGTCTTCTGTACCAACGACTGCTAATTCCTGTGAAAGTGGAATACTTACTTTTTTCATCATTTCATCAATAGCTTCTATTGCATACGCTCCAATGTCCACAGGCGTAAGATTAACATTTCCACGTCGGTAAGATGTTTCTTTCGCTCCTTTGATTCCAGTTACAGGTGTCCCCGCCAGCACATCCCACTTGCCATCTGACGTCTTATAGATGTTCGCTCCGGCCGGAACTGTATTCCCGGCTCCCTCTTTAAAATCTGCGGTGGTCGTAAATTCGTCTGAAATATTAAACATCCACCCTGTGCTAACATCCGCAAGTGCCGGAAGATCTGCAAATGCAACTGTTCCGTGTGGCTGCAATCCACCTTTAAGTCCTTCTGATATGTCTTTTGCCTGCTGATAGTAATACTTGGCATTGTCAGAATCCTCGCCCTCTCTGCTTCCTGTACCACCAACAGCATAACTCTGTGCTTTGGTTGCACTATCTGCTGCAGATTCGGCTTTACCGATGATCTCTGTTGCTTTCTGCGTTGCGATTGTGGCTTTATCTATGGCGGTACTGGCGGACTGGCTGGCAGATGCCGCTTCACTTGTGGCTGTGGCTGCAGACTGACTGGCGGATGTCTCACTGGCTTTTGCGTTAGTCTCGGATATTGCTGCCGCCGTGGCTGACTTCGCCGCTGCTGTCTCTGACGCTTTGGCATTGGTTTCGGATGTTTTTGCCGCTGTTTCACTGGCTTTTGCGGCATTCTCACTTGCTTTGGCGTTTATTTCAGACATTGCCGCTGCCTGCTGGCTTGACTCTGCCTTTGCCACTTCCACCTTAATTTTTGCAAGATAGTTTGGCTCCAAGTGTTTTTCCTCGATGCTACCCTCTTTGACGATGGCAGACACTTTTCCATCCTTATCAATATAAAAAGCTACCGTATCAGAATCATGGAACTCATACTGTGTAATCAGTGCCGACAGTTCTATGTACTGCTTCGTACCATCGATCAGAGTCAAAATAATCTGCTGTGTAATCGGGTTATAATCGAAGTTGATCGCGATCTTCTCCATCTGCGTGTCGATTGTAATCTTGGATCCGTTCTTTTTCGTGATTGTGATAATTCCCGTCGATTCCTCGAATGTCACATCCGCAACAAGGGTTGCCACTTCCGCCTTGGTTGCTTTTGTGGTATCGAGAGTGATTACACGATCATCAATGATATCAATCGAGCCATCCATTTTATTGAGGTTTCTTTCATTAAGCGGTGTTTCATCACTCGGGTAATTCTCCCAATTAATATCAATATGCGCTTTATTCATGATCCTCACTCTCCCTTTCCTTTGCAAGCTTCATCTGCTCCCGTTCGGCTATAACATGTCTGTTTGCTTCTTCCTTAATCTGCTGCAGAATATCCTTAAACACTAGGTACTTAGCTTCGATTGGGACATCCTCACACAAATTTGCATAATTTATAATGTCGTTTTCAAATTCCCGGATTTTTGCATTTATCATAGATTTTCCACCTTTTCCTTTAACTGTTCTATCTCGTCATGCTGCAACTGCACTGTGGCAACCAGATCAGCAATCAGTTCCGTATAATTCAGTCCGTAATACTTTTTCCCATTGCTGTCTGAAAACGTTTTTGGACAAATATTCCACCCTTTTTCCGCTTTTTTCAAAACATCCTGTGCTATAAAGCCATGATGAAATCCATCCCTTTCGAAATTATAACGATATGATTTTGCTCTTAAAGAATAAATAAACTCAGATGATTGCTTTTTGCTTAAATCTAAAATTGTGTTTTTTATTCTTTTGTCAGATCCATTAATTACTCCACCTCTGAATCCACCTACTCCGGTATCTCCGTCTAAATGGATCATCATGTGGTCATTATCGTTTGCGCCTTTATGCAATGAAACCTGATTATATTGAACCGTACATTTATGAACAGGACTTTCAAGCGTCCCTTCCACTGTTCGAAATCCATCCGTTCCCATCTGTACAAGTGTTCCACTGCGTTTAAATTCAATAAGGTTTTCTACAGACTCTTCCGCTTGAATATGCATATATCCCCCGGTCATTTCCATAGAACCTTTTAATTCAAGCAGTTTTGCTTTGATTTTTATGCCCTCGGCTGACTGGTTGATTTCTGAAATGACGCTGTCTCTTGTAACTTTGCTTTCGATCCCCTTTGATGTCTGCGTAATCGCACTAGACATATTGGATGAAAGCTGCTTAAGCGTGGTTATCAATGTCCATTTATATTTACCGCTGTTAATTCCGCCATCCGGATCGCAGCCATACAATTTTCCACTATCCTGATCTAAAAAACTGCGTCCATTATATTTGGATGATGCAGGGTAAGTATCTTGGGGTTTTCCAAAACCATAATAATTAATATCATAGCCATCAATATTCCATGCCTTCAACGAAGCACTGACTTCTGACCGTATCTTAGTTGCAGTTACCTCTATCTTTCCGGACAAATCGCCCTCTGCTTTGCTTGCTCTCGTAACTTCCGCTGTAATCTTGTCCTCATTAATTTTAATAGCTGCTGCAAGTTCAACTTCCTGTCCCTGTGCCCTTTTAACTTCTGCTGTAATACTGCTCGCATTTTGCGTGATTCTCGATGATAAACCATCCGTTGTATTTTTAACTTCTGTGCGAATTTCGGTTGCGGTCTGCGTGATCTGTGACTGCAATCCCTTCTCAACATCAGTTATCGTGCTCTGTGTCTTTTCAATGGTTCGCTCCAACACATTGCTCTTGCCTTTGAGCTTTAAAATACTTTTCTGTATTCCGTTCGCCCCGTTTGTCCGGTACTCTTCCCCATCCGCTTCCAAATCATCACGCAAAGCCTGTATACCTTTCAGGGTTCTTTTCAGAATATAGGACTCAATCAGTTCATATCTGGTCGGCAGCCGCACTGCATCCCCGACCTCAAGACACGGATTTCCTTTGCAGTCCGCTGTAAACGGGCGGTAAACAATCCCTCTGATCTTGGAAAGGATATTTTTTGCAATGCCTTTCAGTTCTTTTGTGCCTTTGCCATATACAAGAAAATTATCCTCGATCACATAGGCATTGTCTCCGGTACCCACAATCACACCGATATCATTCTTCTGCTCCCGGATCTGTAACTTATTGATTGTTTTAACAAGAAAATCTTCATACTCAGCCGTTATATATAAATCCTTCCCGATACGGTTGCTTTTCGGATCTCTTGGATACAAATTATCCGCCGGATAAAGATCATTCCTTGGATATAATCCCTGTATCTCCTGTTCCAGATAAATATAATGAAACTTCCCGTCACGCCCCATGTGCCCCATACAGCCATTGATCTCACAAATGCAGGACAACACTTCCTTGCCGCTCACGGATTCGCCTATGGTGCTCGATTCCTCTGTATCAGAACTTGTCTCACTGGATGGCGTGACCGCAACTGTTTTTTCAATAGACATGCCGTCATTAACCAGTATAATGTCAGCCTGCTCAATCCCGAAGTGCTTAAAAAAACTATCCCGGAATTGCTTCATTGTGACCGGATCATAAACTGTAACAGTCGTAGTTTTTCCATCTTTATCTTTCTGCTGCTCTTTATGGGATGGAAAGACAGTGTTATACCATGCTGCCACATCTGCATTTAAAATGTCATAAAGGGCATCATATGCAACCACATCACGGCACGTCCTGTCTGCCGTGGGCGTATCAGAATCAACCTTATATCGTCCGAACTGGAACGGGATATCTGCATGTCCACCAAGAGACATCCTTACTGTCATCCATCTGCCCTTCATTGGCAAAAATGTATTTGACACCGTAAATTTAATCATGGCAGCTTCACACGAACCAAACGTCAATTCCTGTTCCGAACACAAACTTTCTGTCAATTCGAATTTTTCTTGGTGTAGTTCTGTATTTGTGATATTGATTTTTCCGTCATCAGATACGATGGATAATTGCTTATCGACCGTATCTTTTTTGAACAAGTCGCCATATTTATAATTAACCACCGTACACACCCCCTATGAAAGCAAGCCGAACTGAATTGTAACGAATTATTCCATCATATGTTCCGTATATCGTAGGCTGAAAATCTGCCATATAACCGTACTGCGTCACATAATCGTCATATTCCGGGATATACGCTGTGATATAGCAGGCTCTCCCTGTCGCATTTGTGAACTGACTTCGAATATTGTTTAAAACCTCACTAAAAGTCTTATTTGTCAGCATTGCCCGTGTCTCAAGCTCCACTTTTAACGCCTTTAACTCCACGGCATTTCTGTGCAGGTATCCGTTGGCATCTGTATAATCGTCCAAATCCTGCATGTTGACATATGGACTGTATGTCTCTGCTTTCATAAAAGACATTGGCACTATGTAATTTCCAATCTTTAACAGCCATCCGCTGTATGCCATGCGACCACCTCCAATCAAGTTACTCTTTCAGATTTACAAATACGAACACCGCCATCATCACTTAAAAATAAGATTTCAGTTTTTCCGTCCGGCAGAATATCCGCCACAAGGCAATTATTCGGATTTCCTATTGGTGTCCGGTTTTCCGAGCACTTACCCCAGTCTATTGGTTTATATTTTTTCATGGCTATTCTCCTAAAAATGTGTACAAAAATAGCACCTACCGTGTATGATAGGTGCTAAATAAATCAAAAAAGAAGCTCATCTCTGCGCTTCCTCTTATATTTTCTGTATTGTTGCATTTTCCACCAATAAGTAATTACCATCTTCCATTAGCGATAAATGATAATCTTCTTCAAAGTATTCATAGGTTAATTCCATTTCCTCTTCTTTAAAATCTTTATAGCTTTTGTAAAGAGTAACGCAACCTTTTTGACCGTTTTTTGCAGTAAAAACATAACCGCCCAATGGTAAATCTCTACCAACAAGATATCCTCCAGATGGATAAATCCCTTTTTCTTTGTCGTACATACATTCTTCTCCTTTAGTTTATTATTCTA